GCTTCATCCTTGTAGTCTCCTCATGTTTTAATCCTTGTGTATGGCTCATTGTTGGACTAGAGACTTGTATAAATAGTGTAGATACGTTCATGTATCCTTACGCTTTACCAATTCTACATTCCCCTTATCTTTTTTCAAGTCTTTGCCTTAGTTGCAACCTGAGCTCAAGCTTAAGGTCGTTACATTTGGTAAAGCGTCGACGAGCTCACCTTGCAAGAGAGATGTAACAAGACAAACCTACGAATGAAACAAGACAGTGTTACCTGTCGGGAAGCAAAACATGTGTAGTGAAAACTATGAGAAGACAAAATGAGTGCAAGAAGGACAAATGATATAGAGGCATTGTCGGAACAACTGGAATCCTTGCAGATCAACAAAGAAGCCTCAACAGACGAGTATGAACAAACAGACACAGAAATGTCAGTGGCACCAGCAACAACAGCTGCAGCAGTCAGCAAGAACATCCAGGCAGAATTGCCAAAGAATATGCTAGATGAAGACAACGACACCCAAGATTGGAATAATTTTGTAAAGAAACTCAAAACGACATCCGGTGACAAGTCCAAGGCAGCAGATGCTGAATGGAAGATCGAAACATTCAAGCAAGGAAAAAGGAACACAGCGGACTTCATTATAAAGTTCAAAGCACTAGCCATGAAGGCGGACACGGATGAGCTACACGTCATCTTCCTGTTGAAGAAGAATGTACGACACGACATTATCAAGACGATACTGGAATACCCACCTATAGCAATGCCTGAGACACTCAAGGAGTGGAAAGTGGCAATTACATCTGTGGGACAAGGATATGAGTCCACGGAAGGACGACAGGATTACAAAACAAGCACCAGAACAACATATGAAGGAAGGGGACAACTGATGGATATTAGGAAGTCCAACGATAATTTCAAAGATGGGAAGCCTAAGTGCTTCAACTGCAACAAGTATGGACACATGGCAAAGGAATGCCAAGCAGAGAAGAAAGAACGAGAAACACGAACATATTTTAAATGTGACAAAAAGGGGCATATTGCCAAGGACTGCAGAGGAAAGCAGATAATGAAGAAGAGAAAGGTTCAGGAGAAATCAGACGATGAAGACAACAAGAAAGAGAAGCAGGGTTTTGGCAAAGATCTTGAGTAGGTACAGTACAAGAGATCTCTCATGTAAAATCCCAGAATAATAAATATATTATTCCAAATCACTGAACTAGCGAAGGAAAAAGGGAATTAAATGTGCAAGCAAACGTCAAAATGAAGAATAGCAGGAAATTGGAAGTCAAGGCATTGGTGGATTCTGAATGCACCCACATAGGAATCGATGAACAATTGGTCAAAGACAAAAGAATCCAGACAAAGTCAATCGATTTCTCTTTTGAAGTATTCAATGCAGATAGAACAAAGAACGGAGAGGTGACCAAGGTGGCGCCTCTAGAAATCGGAATCAACGGACACAAGGAAACTTTAGAAGTGGCAGTAATGGACTTGGATGGAATGTATATGTTTTTGGGACATGACTGGCTGGTTAAACATAACCCAGAAGTCAACTGGAAAAATAGAACCATTAAGTTTACGAGATATCTAGAAAATTGCACAATGACATACAAGGACATATGATTTAACTCCAGGTGAACAAAGGAAATGGCAATGAATAAAATGGAACAAGATAATGGCAAAATTGGCAAGAAACCAGATAAGACGAACCCAGAAGATTTACCAGAGTACATTCAACCTTTTACACATCTGTTCAATAAAAAGAAATTCGAAAAGCTACCTGAAAGGCGCAAATGGGATCATGAAATAAATCTTACGGATGAAGCCTCAAAGGAATTAAATGCAAAAGCCTATGCAATGACGCTCAAAGAAGAGGAAGCCCTAAACCAGTGGCTAGATGAACAACTCAAAGCCGGACTCATTGTGGAATCAAAGTCAAGATATATAGCACCATGTTTCTATATCCCAAAGAAAGACAGTTCATTACAGTTGGTTCAAGATTACAGAAAGTTAAATCAAGTCACGATCAAAGACAAGACGCCACTACCTTTGATTGGAGAAGTAATCGACAAACTTAAGGAGGCAAGATACTTTAACAAACTGGATTTGATTTGGGGATACAACAACATATGAATCAAAGAAAGAGACAAATGGAAGGCCGCATTCCTGACCAACAAGGGATTGTTCAAACCTCAAGTAATGTACTTCGGACTATGCAATTCGCCAGAAACATTTCAAAGGATGATAAACAGTATTTTCTAAGAACTGCTTCATGAAAGAATATTGGCAAATTATATGGATGACTTCGTGATACCAGCCAAGACCATGGAGGAACTAGAAGAAAGGACAATCCGATTTTTGAAGATAGCAGAGAAGCATAACCTGTGTTTCAAAAGGTCAAAATACAACTTCAACATGGAAGAAATCCCTATCTTAGGAGTGGTGGTTGGCAAAGGGCAGATCCAAATGGAACAAGAAAAGATCAAGGCAGTACTATTAAACGAGCTAAAAGGCAAGAAAGAGTGGAAATGGGAAGAGGAACACCAAAGAGCATTCGAAGAACTCAAAGAGAAGATCACAAGTCAACCAGTATTAGTATTACTGAGGAGAAAAGGAAAATTCAGAGTAGAAACGGATGCCTCAGGACACGCTATAGGAGGAGTTCTATCCCAAGAACAAGAAGGGAAATGGAAACCCATCGCTTTCCTATCAAGAACAATGCAACCAGCGGAATGGAATTACAAGATCTACGACAAGGAACTATTAGGAATAGTAGAAGCTCTCGCAAAATGGAGACAGTATCTATTGGATGCAGTAGAACCCTTTGAAGTCTGGACAGATCATGAAAACCTCAAATATTTTAGAGAACCATACAAGCTAAATGGATGACAAGCTCGATGGTATTTGAAGTTACAAGACTATGACTTCATACTAAAACACATACTGGGAAAGACAAACACGAAAGCAGATATTCTATCATGGAAGGAACAGATTGATACAAAGGAGGACAACAAGGACATACAATTACTGAAGGATGAAATGTGGACCAGAAAAACAACAGCCAAGGTTACAATGTTAAGAAGAAAAGTAATGGCAGAAGAAAGCGACATAGTCAAGAGGATTCGAAGGAACAATACAAGAGAGAAGGAAATTGTTCAAGCATTGAAAAAGAATGATGAACTAGCATGGAAAGAAGATGGAGTGGCATACATGGAAGGAAGAATCTATGTGCCAAATAACAAGAAACTTAGGGAAGAAATTCTAAAGGAACATCATGATCCAGTGGATATTGGACATCCAGGGCAACACAGGATGTTGGAATTACTCAAGAGGATCTACTGGTGATCAGGACTAAAAGAGGACATCAAGAGATATGTACAAGGTTGTTTCAAATGCCAACAGAACAAAGTTCAATACCAAAGGAAGGCAGGAGAATTACATCCATTGGAAATACCTCAAGGACCATGGCAAGAAATCAGCATAGACATTATCGGGCCGTTACCAAAGTCAAATGGGATGGATGCGATAGTTGTCATTGTCGACCGATTTACGAAAATGATTCACTTGAAAGCAGCAATGACGAATATTTTATCGGAAGGAATAGCGAAGATTTACAAGGACGACATTTGGAAACTACATGGAATACCTAGGAAGATTCTAAGCGACAGAGAACCGCAATTTGCTTCAAAATTCATGGAAGAATTCACAAAGGCACTGGGAACAAAGAGACAACTATCAACAGCATACCATCCGCAAACAGATGGTCAAATGGAAAGAATTAACCAGGAGATAGGAACGTTTCTGTGACACTATGTGAATTACCAACAGGATGATTGGACGGATTGGTTGGCCACTACAGAATTCCAATACAATGACAAAAAACATGCTGCAACAGAAAAGACTCCATTTGAGTTAAACTTTAGAAGACATCCTTGGAAAGGCGACCTCATGGTAAAAATGAACATTCCACGAGTAGAAGACTTCCTCAGTGGATTACAAAGAAGCTGGGAGCAGGCGACCAAAGTAATGGAAGAAGCGCAGAAGAATATGAAGAGGCAATTTGACAAGAAAAGAAGGAATCCTCAAGGACTGAATGTTGGAGACCATGTGTGGTTGGAAAACAAAAATATCCATTCGAACCGACCCTCAAAGAAGTTGGACAATAAAAGATACGGACCATTCAAAATCTTGAAGGACATTGGATCGGGAGTATTTGAACTGAAACTTCCAGAAGAATGGATGATTCACAACATTTTCAATGAGGACCTTCTGACATGATGTGTGGAGCCAAAGTTTCAAGGACAACACAAGGATCCAGCACCTCCGCCTATGATTATTAATGAAGAAGAAGAATATGAAGTGGAAGAAGTACGGAAGCATAGGACATGAGGATAGGGAACGCAATACTTGGTGCATTGGAAGGGCTATGAGAATGAACACAATCAGTGGATAGCGGAATCAGGGTTGCCACATGCAAGACAGGTGATAGAAGATTATTGGACAAGGTGTTCGAGTCGAAACTTATAAAAAGGAGGGGTAAAATCCCATCTTGACAGCCCAAGAAATCACTCGAATTCTAAAGCACTTCTACAAATGTCTTTCCAAACTGCAAACAACAACACTTTTACTATGGCACCTACTTCCCCCAATCCATACATCTCATGAAAACTCAATAATATAGACCAAGCCCAAGTGATGAAGAGAGAGAGAGAGGATTAGACAAGGCTATACCACAAGATGTTGAAAGGAATCAAAGCAATGATTGACGTTCAAAGGATGATAAAGGACATGAAGAAGATAGCAGAAGAAACAAGCACAACAGTCACAGAAATGGAGGGGATAATCCTGACGGCCAGTGTCAATAACCAAACCGTGAACGCCACAAACATAACACAAATAGCAGAAGATCTTCAGTATTTGGTTCAAAGCAATATAGACGAACGAGCATTTCAAGTACAGAGAATGCTAGCTGATGAATTGGATTGCTACAAAGGAAAAGGCAATGACTACATAGACAGCAACATTAAGGAGATTCAGGAGTTGTATATGGAAGAAGAAAGGAAAGAAGATAAAGGAACAACAGAAAACGAAGAGGTTATACTGGTCCGACCATACGAGGTTTCAACAACAACATTATCCTCCACAACAAGCTTCATAACAGATGAAGTCGAAAATCTCGCCAAGTACATGAAATTTGTGAAGACTCCATCACAGACCAGGATATTTCGACCACCACCATACTACTAATCCCTCAAATTCAGAGGAGAACAAGATCCAGAATTTTGAAAAGAAATAGCAATGGCGTTCGTGGACAAGAAAAGGAACACTGATACATCAAGAAATGGGTGTCAAATACCAATGTATTAAGGAGATCCACCACATGAACCATACTTCGTAGCTATTGACAACAAGGATCAAGTAATCATAGGCCCTAGCAAAAAGATAGTGGCTACACACGTAGTAGGAGAATTGGAGGTCTTGGTTTGATTCATGAGGATATGAATCCTGAAACGGAGGTATTGTTACAATCGATGCCTCCTGGAGACAGTATGGACATGGGTAAAGGGTATGATGATATGATCGGCTGCGCCACATGTAGTCTTAGTCAGCGCCTCATGCAGAAGGTGTTGTTATCTTGCTTCATCCTTGTAGTCTCCTCATGTTTTAATCCTTGTGTATGGCTCATTGTTGGACTAGAGACTTGTATAAATAGTGTAGATACGTTCATGTATCCTTACGCTTTACCAATTCTACATTCCC